TCAATGCCCTGCACCGTCGGAAGCCGACCCTGCCGCAGCGAACCTCGTCAGAGCTTTGTACATCGGCGCCTGCGTCCAGCGGATGAACACGGAATCGTTCTTCCGGCCATCCGCGAAGAGCTTGTATCGGAACTGCCCGTCGCCGATGTAGAAGTCGCGCAGAGCAGCCTCTACGTGCCTGCGGGCAAGATCCTGGTCACCCATAGCGACCGCCAACAGGATCGCCTCGGCGACGTCGTGCGCGTCGATCGGCCACGTCTGATTGGGCGCCCATCGTGGCAGATCGCCCTCGACCAGCGCGGAACGCGCATAGGCCCAGCCGCGCTCGACCGCCGAGGACAAGGTCGCTGCGAGCTCAGCGCTGCCGGAATGCTCTCTCACCTCGGCCAGGCCCTCGAGGATATAGCCGGTGTGCCGGAAATCGATGATCGGGTCGAGCAGGTGTGTCCCGTGCGCCGGAGCGAAGAACCAGGATCCGTCTGGGTTCTGATGATGCGCGATCAGCCGGGCGGCATCCTCAGCCAGAAGCATGAGATCCGGCCGGTCCAGAAGCGAGCTGGCCCGCGCCATCAATCCCGCCGCGGCCGCGCTGGCGTTCAGGATCAGCCTCGTATCGCCTGGTCCATAGAGGATGCAGACGCCGTCAACCGTGCGCAGGATGCCGCACTCTTCGATCATGAAGCGGAGGCTGGATTCGAGATGCTTCAGCACCGCCCCCTCGTCGAGAAGGTGCCGAGCCTCCAGCAGGCCGTTGATGACGAGTACAGTCGTGATCGCCATCGGCCAGTGCTTCTCGTGCCTCTCGACACCGCCCCATACGAAGGGCAGGCCCCAGGCATCGTTCTGCGCGAGCGGGCTTCGATGCTCGAGGAGCATCTCATAGAGACGCGACGCACGCCGGCGTGTCTGCTCGGACGCGGGCAACATGCCTTCGGCCGCGAGCGCATCGCCCAGCGCCTGAGCCATTACGATCGGGCGGGAAGCCTGGAAGATCTGGCGCGGGATCAGCGCGTGATATGGCTTCAACAGCCGCCGGGCCAAGCCCATCAACGGGCCGATGATCGGGCGGTGGCCGACGCTCGAGATGATGTTGTCGAGCTGATACGGGTCGTTGCCAGCGTAGCCGGCCGCTTCGAGCCAATCGCCAAGCTCTTGAACGGCAGTTTGCACGCGGTGCAGGAGGGCTTCGTCCGGACTGTGAAATTCGCCGGCAGTCACGTTATTCATTAATCACCGTTGAAAAGCGCGCTGCAGCTATAAGGGCGGATGTGCGCGCTGTCAGGCCCGGCGGAGCAGAATCTGCAGATGTCGCAACCTGACCTTCCGCAGCAACCAAGCGGTCAATTCAAGATTACGGACGAGCAGGTCGGAGCGCACCACAGGCAACGGACGAGCAAGCGCCTCAAGACCTGTAGCCGGCTCCGCCGCCTTCCCGCCTGCTCTAGCCTAGTCAACTCGCCCCCCGTAACGACCACGCAATCGGCTAGGAGCCGATCGAGCACAGTAGAAGCGCTGGGTCTCTTGATCGGTCATATTCGCTCGGTCGCTTGCCCGACCGTCCTGTAGCTGAAACGAAAAAGGCCGGCCACCCCGAAGGATGGCCGGCCAGACTAGCGAGGAAACGCCCAAGGAGGGCAGCCGGTTACGCCGGCCAGACGGTCACTTGCGGTATGCCTCGCCAACCGCGTTCCGACATGCGAGCATGACGCTGGGTTAGGACAGGGCCATGCCGACGCTACTCAGGACCTTTCTCTACTGCATAGGACTGGCGTGGCTTACGGCCGCATCGGCGCAGACCCCTGTGTTTTCGGACAATGCCGATTCAATCGCTGTCGTGGTCGGCAACAAGGAGTACCGACGCACCAGCACTGTCGACTTCGCCCATAACGATGCCGAGGCAATCAAGGCCTACCTCACCGGCACGCTCGGCTTCCGCGAGCAAAACGTCTTCCTCGTGAAGGATGCGACGCTGGGCGAGCTGACCCAGATGTTCGGCAGCGAGGTTAATCCGCAAGGCAGCCAGCTCTGGCGCAGCGTCGTACCGGGCCGGTCGAATGTGTTTGTCTATTACTCCGGCCATGGCGTGCCGGACCTCGCTACCCGCCAGCCCTTCCTGCTGCCGCATGACGGCAATCCCAACGTCGTCGAGAGCGGCTACGCGCTGCAGACGCTGTACCGCAACCTCGAACTGGTGCGGCATAAGATCGGAGCGCAGCGCCAGCTGATCGTCATGATCGACGCCTGCTTCACCGGCGAGACCGGACGCAAGGGTGAAAGCCTGCTCGCGGTCTCGGCGCCAGGTTTTACCCCGGCCAAGCCGCGTAT